ATGATTTATTTTAGTTATGCAACTATTTAATTGAATAATTTTAATTGCAATGGAGAAGGTTAATAATAATCAAATGAATTAAAATCATATTGATACCAATTATTTGAAAATTTCTTCCAGTATGTTTCTTCATTAATTAACATAATATTTCCACCACAATCTTTACATCTAGTTTCTTTTTTTGGACAATTATGCCAAACAGCTTCACAACCAGGATCGGGACAAACTTTAATCATAATCATATTAGAATAAAAATAATTGAATATACCACCAGCGGGGTGCAATTACTTGACCTATTAAATCATCATCTGTATAGTCTTCACCATTCCAAATAACTTGAGTTACTTTGTAGTATTCAACTCCACCAAATGTATTGAGCTTCACTACTTCACCAACAAAGTAGCAGTCAGTGTCTTCGATGTCTTTAATTTTATCTCCTATTTTTAGCATAAGGTGGGTTTCCTATTATTAAATTCATTAAAATACTATCTGTTACCTTCTTAGGGGTGTAGTATATTGGCTTTGGGTGCAGTGCCTCAACTGCTTTTGTTAAAAAGTGTGTCATTGTGTCAAAGTATTATACCATTCAACAAATGTGTCAAAGTCTCTAGCTATGTAGTAGATACCTTTTGCACTCTCTATCTTTTGCTGATACTGTTTCTGTGCATCTGACTGTCTATCAGCTTTATACTTCACCTCAATCTTGACTGACTTACCATTGATAGTAGCTGAGATGTCAGCTGTCCCCTTAGTGCCTTGACCTGGTGTCCACTTACCTGGTAACTGTTTAGTGTATGCTATCTCACCAGTTCCTACTTGTATCTTGTTACCTTCTCTGTATTGTCCCTGATTACCTATCCTCTCAGCTTGATTGCCAGTAGCATTGATATAGAATATTATAGACTTAGTCAGACTGTTAGCTGAGTTATCAGTCCACTCTGTTAGTCCAATGTACTTTGGATTCATGCTAGGATACTTGGCTATTTTAGTCTGAAGCTCTAATGCCTTGAGTTTAGCTTTGTTTTCTTTGGTCATAGTTCTGAAAAAATTATGTATCTACCTTTGTGATTTTTATCTTTTGAAATTTTATAGCCTTTATGCTTAGCATACTCAAGTAGCCATTTAGAGAAACGTTGAGGAGTCATGTCTTTATAATTATAATCTAGCTCAAATGAGCTTAATAATTCGCTGTTATAGTACATGACATCTTTAACAAGTTCATTCTCACTAATGAAGTCATAGAAGTCCTTGCTAGTAGCTTGAATAAATCTTTTTGCATCAGCATTGATTCCTATTGACTTAGTAAGTCCTTCTCTTAAGTATAGCTGTAAGTTTTTGATCATGTAATTGTCAAATCTTAGCCAGTCATCTGTGGACCATTGGTCAAATAGTAATTTTCCATAATGCTTAAGAGGTGAGTTGTTAGAGTTAAAATATTGAAAAAACTCAATCTCATGTCTTCTACGATCATGACTACCTCCAGCTCCTTGAATGACATAATTAGTAGTTATGACTATTTTAGGTGACCTCTCGAATGGGATAAACACCTCATCTTTATTTTTGCGATTGACAGTAATTCCTTCAGATACTATCATGAATAATTGCTCAAAATTAAAATTCTTAACAACATCATCAAATGCTAAAATCTGAGTATCTAAATTGACTCTTTGATATAAAAAGTCTGACTTACTAGGATTGTACATTTTACCATCTATCTTGACTGTCTTTCTAATGTGATTCAAAGCTGTTAACATTAACGACTTACCACTACCACCATTAGGATTCTCATCTATTTCTTGATCATTAAAGATAATTGCCTTTTGATTGGTCCTATCCTTATAACCATGAATTAAATACCCTAATGTAGATTGTAGTGCAGCTATTCTCTTAGGCTCTTCATTAGATACTTTTTGCACTAAGTCATAAAAGTCATTATTAAAATCATTCACCAGGTGAAAATCTCTATTTATAATTTGATTCTCCCAAATATATCCTTCAACATCAATGTAACTTAACATCTTAGACTCATCCTTAGTAACTTTAACAACACCATTTAGGAATGGTAGATATGAGCAGTCATGACCATCTTGCAACATTTTAAGACTAACTGAGTCAATCATGTTAAGATGATTCTCTGAAAATAGATAAGGTGACCTAGAGCAATGATTCCAAATGTTTATGTGTCCTTTTTTGATAAGGTAAGTAAGTACAAAGTCTTTAATTTGTTCTACAGAAGACAGCCTAACTTTATTCTCAATTACTCTGACAAATGTAGGTTTTTCAGCATTCTCAGGATAAAACTTGTTAAATCCATTTTTCACTAAGAAGTTACTATATTTCAATGGCTCAATATCTACTACTTCTTTTTTAGAAACAGTCCAAAAGATGTCATCACTACCAGTATCTTCTTTGATATCAATTAGTGTTTCTGTGCTGATGTTATGATCCTTCTTAATTTGCTCATCATCTACACCATTCTTAACTTTTAGCTTGATTCTGTCAATGGTAGACTTGTCCTCAAAATACTTGCTGTTAAAGTTGCTTTTTTTATACGCTGACTTGATAGCTGATAACATTTCAGAGTGAGTGAAGTCTTCATTTGTAGTGTACTTATTGTATAGATATTGTTCAGCAACATCTTGATTTATACCATAGTCACAAAGACAACATGCTAATTCAAAAATAAAGTGATTCCTACTACCATCTATGAAAGAAGTTTTAAATTTAAACTTTTCAATCAGTTCTAGCTTCTTATTCTCATCTTGCAGTATACACACTGGAGGCTTTTCAATGTAATCAAATCCTTTATCTTGAGTAATTCCTTCAAATACTAAACAGAATTCATTAAAATAAATATCAGGGTCATAAGATTCAAAGCATACTCTACTAACATCTTGATTTTTTGAGTCAAAATAGTCAGACTTAAAGTATTCAGCATAGGCTAAAAATCTTCTTTTATGCTCTACAGCAGTTGACTCAGGTATTCTTATAACAGCTTTAAGTCCATTACCACCTGGTGAAGTGAATACTATCACTACATAAGGATCATTGATTAACCTTTCTCTCTCAGCTTTCATTATCTCAGAAGATGGATAACCATCAAAGTCTAAGATACAAAGTCCTGAATGCTCAATCAATCCTTTTGCATTCCTTTCAGAAAATGTGCCATTAAACATAATTGCAATAAGTCCCTTTTTAGCTGTTGAATACTTAGGGTCTTTCTTGTCTACTGATCTAATTAGATTAATCTTTTCAATAAGTTCAGGAGTTCCTACTTTAATTCTAGCAACTACCTCAGCTAGATTAAGATTGAATGGAGTCTCTTTCGAGTTAAACAATGACTTGAATACAGATATTTTTTTCATAATTCTTACTTTTATTCTTGCTAAAAAAAAAGAAGGGGAAAAGTAGCAAGAAAACTTTTTAAATGGATGCCTCCAAAACCCCTTTGCAAATGTAATAATAAATTTTAATTATCCAAATGCGTGACAAACATGACAACTATGGGACAACTTTAAAATTCCTTGTCACGCCTATAAGCTATACTGGTATTGAGTTACAGTAAAAGCGTGACAACTAGACAACTTTTTTTGGTGGTGTCCCCTACTTTTTTTAAAAAAGTCCAGCTATCCACTATAAGAGAAGTTGTCACTTGTCACGTTCTAAGTACTGGTCATTAGCTATTCTCTCCTTAATTATCCTTAAATCTGTGGTGTTGTTGCAATTGATAACATCCTCAAAAATAGAGTACTTAGGTAGTTCAATTGGTGCTTCACCAGGATAGAGATAGTCCTTAATTGGTGCTATTGCATCATCATAAATCTTGTCACAATTTTGGAATTGATTGTCAACTTTTAGTCCATTTATGACAGTTGCATGGTGTTTGTCCATCAATCTACCAATCTCTGACAGATTCATTCCTATTTTTTGTAGCTCAGAATAAACATAAGCTCTTTTGTAGATTAAGTCTCTATCTCTACAGCTGGTTGTCAGATCGTAAAGGTCAATCATGTATTTGATTTTTTCTATCATGACAATTGTTTCTTAGGGTCAATATTCTTAAAGATGTCAGAGTCTGAGTCTATCCTTCCAGTAGCTTTAATAAAGTCTACCTCTAGCTTAGCTGAGTTGATGATAACAGATCCAATGGAGCTAATAGCTTTTGCCTTGTCAACCTCTTCTTTTATCTGTTCATTACTTAAAGACTCATCATTAAGTCTTTCTAGTGCTGCAAACATGTGGTCACGTAGATCACTGATTTTGTTTCTTGCCATTTATTTTCTTGTTTAGTTTACTTGTTAATTTAATTACTTGTTGTATTTCTTGAGGGAATCTTTGGATGCTATTTCTTTCCATGTTATCCTTCATTGATACCATTTCAAGATTAGTTATGTCACAGTTCCTGGTGTTACCATCAATGAATCTGATTAAGCTACCTTTTGGTATTGGTCCATTGTGGTCAATCCATACTTTGTTATGGTAAAGAATCCACTTGCTATCACTTATCTTGTAGTATAGATATACTCTACCACTCAAATCAGTATCTTTTCTCTCTACTATAGATCCGTCAGGTTTCCAGTTGTAAGGTCTATTACCTTTTTTAAACATTGTAGCTTTGACTTTCTCATAGACTTCTGTAGGCATTTCTTTACCTTTATTAAATGGTGTATGTCCAGGTGTAAATCTAAATTTTTTACCACCATTAATTAAATTCTGTCTACCTGATAACTCTGACCTTTTAAATTCTAGTGTCTTCTTAAGGCCCATTGTAAATGCTCTATTAGCTACTTGAGAATAAGTCAATCCTAAGTCATCAGCAATACCTTGAGTCCTTTCATGAGGGAATCTTTGTCTTATGATTTCATTAGGTGTCATAGCTCATCTTTAAATTCTGTTTCTAGCCACTGTCTAAATGCTCTCTGTATGTTTACTTGCTGAGATTGTGCCTCAAGCTCTGCATCATGGATGATGATGTTATCAACCTTTCTGACCTCATTGATAAACAAGTTAGCGTATCTCTTTGACTGGTGATAGATTTTAACATCTTCAATCAAGTCAGCCATTACTGGTAGTAGTGCCACTACTGCTAGTAGTTTTTGTTCTTGTGTCATAGCTTAATGTATCTTATAATTGATTCAACATTAGCAATAGCCACTAACATTATTAAAATGAGTATTACTACTATGATAATCGCATAATTTAGGAATTTCAATCTGTTGTCTAGTTTCATAGCTCCTCTACTTTATAACCATTATTAATATACCATTGTGGAGTCTCAGGAAGGTCATCAGGATATTTCTCATCTTGAAGGCATCCATTGTGATCAAGGTAGCAATACCACCAAAAACCACCTAACTCTTCTACTGTGTCTTCTAACCATACTCTGTGTGTTGCTTTCATAGTGCTTGTATTTCTTGTTTAACTTCTTGCCAGTATTCCATTGTTGATTCTACATTTGTGTTTAATGGATTAGAATGAGGATTACTACTAATTATCTCATCAACTGCAATCAATGCACATCTTTGAGCTAAGTCATCGTCTGTAAATGCTACAAAGTATGGATTTACTTGTTCGTCATAATGGTATTTCATTTTACCTACTAACTCTTTTGCTTTCTCTTTTGGTGTCATAGCTCCTCAATTTTATAATTTTTACTATAATATTCTTTAAATGCTGTGCCTTTTTCATAACATAATAGATTAGGTCTTTCGTGATTGTAGGCTTTTTTCATTTGCTTCTTCTCCATTTGTTTGGCTTTTTTAAACATATCATACAATTTGTCATCATTTGATATATACCATCTTATTTCGTCCTCTAACCATTCTACTGCTGTCATCTTATTTCTTTTTAAATTGTTCAAACCATTCTAAATCTTGTTTAAGAAGTAATTCCCTAAAACGTGTCATAGTAGTACCAAAATGTTTACATCTTGCTGTTAATAATTCTATTACTTCTTCCTCACTATACATTTTTTCAGCTTGCCATTTAGCACCAGCTATAAACATATTAAATTCATCAGTTGTACTTGCTAATCTTTCAGCAACTTGTTTAAGTGTTTCTTGTTTTTTCATCTTATTCTGATTTAAAGGTTTCGTTGTAGTATAAATCTCCATGTAAAAAATCTTTGCCACAATATTTTTCTGCTGCTTCAAAGGCTTGCATTATCTGCTCTTTCTCCATTTCTTTGGCTTGATTAAATAATTTGTAGTTTTCACCTTTCAATGTAACTTCATTTTCTGTCACAAGCATATCTATCAACCATTCTACTGCTGTTCCTTTCATAGCTCCTCAATTTTTAAGATTAATACTGGCCATCTGTCCACTAGTAGTATGGCATGGTGTTGATCGTATGCCTTCACTATTTTGAAGGACTTGTCTCTCATTGTTACTTTGTATGTTTTCATTTTTTGCTCTTAGGTAGTTAATATAAAGTAAGATGTTAAAGTGACCTCTCTTGGTCCAATAACTTTCAATGTCAGCTAAGTTCATGGTCATCAATTTCTCCGTTATTACATCCACACTCCTCTTCAGTGTAGTGAATTTCATTTCCAAATGTGCAGAAGTGTACTTCTACTACTCCATCACCATTGCAGTCAGGGCAAATCATAGCTCACAAGTTGTTTTGATGATTGTATACTTCTTGTGCTTGAATGTGCTTTTGTTAGGTCTTTTTTTGACATCTAACTTGAACTTTTTTATCATCTGACTATGTGTGTGCCAGTATGATCTCCATCTTATTGCTGGTTCTGAGTCTTTACCAAATTGATCCATTGCAAATAGGTACATGTCCCAGCAATGTTTCTCTTGCTTAATGATGTGATTAATTAAATTTTGCATGTTACTTTGATTTAAGGGTTAAAATTTTGATTGTTGCTACTATGCTGTATAGTATCAATAAATAAACGATTTTTCCTTCCATGTGTTTGGTTTTTTTGTTAATAATTATGAAACAAAGTTAAGAACTATTTTCACTTATGCAAATTAATTAACATATTTTAACATTTGAAGAGATAAAAAAAGGGATAAACTATCTCTAGATTATCCCCTCTTGGGTGTTATTGTAACCAAACAATATACATGCGGTACAAATATACTTATTTTTTTCTTCTGAGAATTAATTTTATTAACTTTCCTACAAATCCTGACTGCTCATTAACATCTACTTTTACCTCACCATTGGTCACTTGTACATCTACCTTCTCTGTGTCCACTTTTAAGCTCTTAGAGTCACTTTCTTTGTGAAAGTCTACGTTTACCTTAGGAGTGTCAACTTTAACCTCTGTAGTGCCATTTTTACGAGTAACTTTAACATCCACATTCTTAGTATCAATGTTGATATTAATGTCTTTTTTCTTCTTGGGTGTTTTCATTTATGCTTCGTTATTACTTATTATTCCTTGACTTGATAAATTTACTACTCTCACATTAGCTGGTTGAGCTATTTTCCACGCTGTTCTTCTAGCTTGATGCAATCTTGACTTAGCAATTCTCATCACATTCACCTGGTTAGATTGATTTCCACCTAGTACATGGTAGTGTGTTCTATCTTCACCAACATACAAGCCTACATGACCACCACCATCTCTCTTGAATGTCAATACATCACCTAACATAGGAGTGCTTTCTTTTGTGCCATACTTAGCCCAGTTTAAAGCCCACAAAGGACCATCTACTACCTCAACACCAGCTTTGTGTGCACAATAAGCTATAAATAGACCACACCAGGGGATCTCATCATTAGTGTATGCCTTAAGTCCAAGCTCAATGGCCCATGATAAAATGATAGGGTTGTGATTTTTACCTATAATCTCTCTAGTACCTATCAAACTGACAGCTTGCACTAGGATTCTTGGACCAGTCTCTTGTTTTAGCCAGTTATAATTCATAATAATTGATTACAATTATCCCTAATGTTATCCCACATGCAGCACCTAATAAAAATTCTATCATTTTTGGACTGTTAGCTGTGATAGTGTAGCTCCAATTGTACCAGCTGTCACTAAATATCCAGCCATCTCTACTACAATAGTAGGTAGTGTGAATGGAGAAGTCAATAAAACAGCTCCAATACTACCAATAGTGATTGATAAGTTTCTTACTCTAACCCAAAAATTAGGTGTTTTGGAGCACCATCTGTCTCTTAGTGTCATTTTACTAATTGTATTTCTATTAATTTCTTAACTGATTGAGTCAACTCACTGATGTGCTCAGCTAGATGCTTAATTTCAAGCTGTGTCATTTTCTCAATAGCATCACTTCTGTGCCTTGCCTCATTATCTACCAAGTCAATCTTACCTTTAAGATGACTAACATCAGCTATTATCTCTTTCTGCTCACTTACCACAGCTTTTATGTCACTATGTACATTCTTTAAAAAGTAACCTATCCCTGACAATAGAATAGTAATAATTGTAAAAGCTATCTCATTAAATCCCATCACAAAATAAGTATTGAATTATTATAACCATTCTCTCTCATACCTCCACAATGGCACCCACTATGACATTGACCAACACAATCACAAGAACACTCATCTATCATTGGTCTAAGGTCAGTATCTCTGTTTGTCTTATCTGTGAAGCCAGAATAAAGGTCTTTATTAGCTATCAAGTATCTAATCAATCTCTGCTCATAAAATGAAGCTTTTTGTGCATAGTGTTCCATACCAAATGCTACCTCATTTCTACTCACTGATGCTGAATAGTCACCAAATTGAGTCTGCAGTCCTTTGTTTTTTAACTGATAAGTCAATCCAAAGATAGCATCCTCTGCTGACCTCCAAGCTATAACCGGTTGAATAAAGGTAACAAGTACCTCCTCATCATTGGTAAGAGTCTGAGCATTGTATGCAGCAAGTAGATAATTATAGTAAGTAGTGCCTAATATTGGCATCACTCTAAGCTGTGCCTGAGTAGCTATGTATGGAGTAACATCAGTCACATCTACATTGGCTGTTATTGGTGTGTTGACCTTTAAGTAGGTTTCTGTGATAAAATAGATCATAGTGTTGGTGTTTCAGTTGGCATTACGTCACCACCTTCTATAGGAGGTAAAGATGCAAGAGCTCTCACTTCATTTGGAGTCATTGCATTAAGTACTTTTGTAGCCACCAATGGTGATAGTGAGTTGATTGCATCAGCTGTTTTAGATGCGTCACCTTCAATCTCAACAATTGTCTCATTGATAATCTGAAAGTTATTGATAGTGTACTCACCTGGTATCTTAGCAATCTCAAAAAGCTCATTAATTATCTCTTCTACCTGAGCTCTCAATGGCATCACGACATTCTTCTCAAATATGACATAAGCTTGCTTGATATCAGCTCCTCCACCTAATGCTCCAGTAGTACGAACTCCCATTAATATTGGATCAATAGTGTGAGCAAAGCATATCTGCTCAGTATTCAATGCAGATGCCTCATGAAATAGTTTATCATTGCCATTGGTAGGTAGTGATTCAATCTTTGGTAACTGATCAGCTGAGTTAGCAAAAAATGCCACAGCCTTACCGGCATTAGCTGCACCTTTTAACCTATCAATTGTGTGTTTAATCATTGACTTCTCCTCTTCTGATTGTGGTCTCTTAGGGAACATCATAGCAAAGGAAGGGAAGACTGAATTTTGTATATTACTCTTTGCGAAGTAACTAAGCTCTCCACTAAGGAAAGCAAAATTTAGAGCACTTGTGTACTGTGGCAAAGGATACCATTCTTGTCCTAGTGTCATAATTTCATAAACATACAACTGCTCAAGGTCACTATTGGTAGGATGGTATCTTTTGATAGGTGTTACATCAATTCTAGCTGACCAATCATCACATAAATAGTAAGTCTGCTTATCTCTAGCAATTCTAACCTTCTCAGGTGATACATTGTAAATCTTGTATAAATCTCTCTTCGCATTGTAGCATAGCTTGAAGTATACTCTGTGGTGTATAATCAATTGCTGACCTATTGCTCTCTCTACTTTACCCAGTTTAATCTTTTTCTCAAATGTGTACAGCTTTAACTTGTCCTCATTGGTCATTCCTTCACTCTTAAGAGTGTATCCACCACCTACTACTGAGTTAGTTTTAAAGTCTACAATAGCTCCATGTAAAGGTGATGTATAGTAGAGCTGATTAAGTAGCTCAGGGAACATGTTATCTTGACCGAATGGTATGTATCCAGCTATCTGAAATCTACCATTGACATAAGGTAGTGATAAGTTAGCGTCACCTACTCTACCAAATGGAGTAGAGAAAGATTGATAGCCTTCTACTACTTGTGTTGTTTGTGGCTTCTCGCCTATAAATCTACTATACCAAGCCATTAGTCATAAATTGAGTTAATAATTGCACCAGCTACTACCATTCTACCCTCTTCAATCATTGTCAACCCAACTGGATTAAGTGTCGGTGTAGAGCTTTCATAGACCTTATATCTATACTGACCTTTAATAAAGTCAATATCTATAGGATCAGTGATAGTAAATAGGTTAAATCTTGAGGGCCACAATGAAGTGTCAACACCTTGCCAGTATATTGGGTTAGATGTTGTGTTAAACTCATCCTCAAACTCAAATAAATAGTAAGCATTTGATAGTGTTGTGACCTCAGTTAAGGTCAGCACAAAGCTATTGGTTGAGTCTTTCTCAAGATAAATCATACCTATATTGTATGATGTGAAAATTTTAATTAAAAAAAAAGCCTTACATTTCTGCAAGGCCTCTTTATCTATGGAGAAGAATAGATTATGGAGCTGGTGTAATTAGAGTATTTACAACATCAGGATTAATTTGATAAGCTAAAAACTCATTTTCCGCAAGTAGAGTAATTGAATACTTAGAACCATCAGCTCTAGCTGTTCCTGAGCCTTCACCAGTAGCAGTCAACTGCAAGTAAGGGAAAAACCAGTACAAGCCATTAGCATCTTGAACAATACCACTTAAGTACTGCTGACCTGAGCCTAACACCTTGATAGCACTAGACTTAACTGATTCACGTCTGTGAAACATCAAGTTAATTGTCTGTGTTACAAATGAAGAGCCATTGATTAAGTCAATGTTTGACTCTTCTGTATAGCTTGAAGTGTTACGTCTGAATTCAAACTCAATAAATGGATCAGCTCCACCTACTAAGTCTAAAACTTTGATTAAGTAATCATCAGTTGGTTCTAGTTCCAAAGATGTCATATCAACATTATCTTGTTGATTGACGTAAAATTTATAAATACCACCAGTGTTGTTATCACAACTCTTAAGGATGGTTTGAAGTGCATCACATGCCATGTCTTTTTATGTTTTAAAGGTTAAAAATAGGGGAGTACTTACTACTCCCCTTGTATTAATGTCTAGTCAAAACATACATTGTATACAACAATCTCTGCTGGGTTTGTGTAGTGGAAACCAGCTTTCAAGTTAGCACGAGTTCTTAAGTAAGGCTCAGCTACAGTGTCAGATAAATTTACAGCTCTCAATGCTTTTGAGTCACCTTCAGCATCAAATGCGTATACTAGGTTGTTTTTCAATGTCAATACAATAGTGTTGTCAGGCATACCTTCACAAACTACTACATTTATTCCTAAGAATGTCAAGCCTAATGGTAAAGTCACATAAGTTTGTGTGTTACCTTGTGCTGCTTTCAACTCATAAGCATTAGCTACATTTGTTGATACATACAATCTTAATTCTGATTTTTTACGTACAATTGAAGCTGGTGCAGCGTTAACTACAGCCTCTAATACTGTCAATACATTTGCAGTAGAGATAGCTCCTGAATACAATCCAGCTGCTAAGCCTTCATCACCACATAATTGAACTAAATAACCATTACACAAAGATAATAATGGATCTAAAGATTTTGTGTCACCTTGCCATCTTAACAACTCTAAGTCTTGACCAATAACATTAGCCATTTCATTCCAGTAGTAAGACATAAAAGATGCAACTGTGAAGTCACCATTTGAGCCTTGAGACATTTGCAA